GTGGTGGAGCAGTAGACAGTATTATTGCTAGAAATAGTCAAGGTGAAATAGTGGGCGTATTCAATCGCAAGACCAATTACCCTACAGTATATGAGCCAAAGAAAGGAGTGACAGAGAGTGGCATGACCGAAGTAACTGGTGACAACCCGTTCGACAACATGATGAAAAAAGTCACAACGACTCCTACAGCTAAAGCAAGAAATACAGAACGCATACTACAGAAAAAACAACGTGAAGAAGAAACACGTGATCGACTTAAAGGTGGCTTTGGTCCAAGCCCTGCAGATAAGTTGAGTATACGTAAATCGTCACTGTAGTAGAAGGGTAACAAGGCAATGAGCCAAACAATGGATGAACTAGACCAAATAAAGAAGTTAGCGGGTATAGATAAATTCAAAAGTTTTCAACCCTACGGCGGAAGTAATATAAGTATTACTGGCAATGAAAAAGGCGAACTTATGAAGAAGCACGATATTAGACCAGGAACAGATGAATGGTTCAAGTTATGGTTTAGCAAGCCTTACTTAACAGGAGAGAAACCCGTATGATAGAAATTACACCAGCAGCAAAAAACAAGATCTTAGATCTTTTGATCGATGAAAACAATCCTAAATTAATGCTGCGCACATTTGTGCAAGGCGGTGGATGTAGCGGCTTTAGCTACGGTTTTACGTTTGACGAAGAAATTGCAGAAGATGACTTCGAATTTCCGGTTGACAATTTTAAAGTTGTAGTAGATGCTATGAGCATGCAGTATTTGCAAGGTGCCGTGATAGACTATAAAGAAGAAGCGATGGGCAGCAGTTTCTCTATTAAGAATCCCAATGCAAAAACAAGCTGCGGATGCGGCAGCAGTTTTGACGTATGAAACAGTATCGTGTGACTTACCAAGTAGATACTGGTGAAGGGACTGACTGTGTGCTAGGCGCCGATGATCCATTGCACACTATGAAAGAAGGAATGTTCTTAGGCAATGTACCTGGTGTAGATACATATCTAGTATATCCGGAACCGCAGAGCATAGAATCCGACGAAAAAATTAACCCATACAGTCAGGTATGAGAGCTCATGAATTTGTAACTGAGAGAAAGAAACGCAAGAAGCGTAGAGCTGCTGCATGGGGTCCAGGTCCTTACGGTGGCTACGGCTCGGCTGTAGGTTACAGCGGTGATAGCGGAATGGGCGGGCTAGCAGATAGAAAAGACGCTTTCAAAGACTACATGCAAGTAGCAATGCGATAAATAATAGTATGAAAATACGTGATATTTTAGAATCAGCTACTGCAGGTGCTACATCAAGCGGTAATATTGCTTCAGTAGCAAACCCACATATTAGCCCAGGAAAAGCTAGAGGTAAGACTAGTTATTTGGGAAAACCGGGCGGTCCAGGAGGCACAAAAGCGCCACCGCAACCTAAACCCAAGAAACAAAAGCCCACCGACAATGCATTAAATATGAAAACCAACATATTCGGTGAAGACAATCTTATCAAAAGATAAATACATAATAGACCTTTAGGATCAAAAAAATGGACTTCAAATCACTACTAAACAAATTAGACGGCATGGAAGCAAAACCTGTTACCCCGTCTGCACCTGTATTGCCAAAATCAATGCAGCTAAACGAAGATGCACAACTTCGTGTTCTAAGCGGACGTACTACTTACGTAGCAGAAGCTAAGAAGAATGAAGAAGCAGTTGCTGAAGCAATGAACGTTGGCGATAAGAAGAAAACTAAAACTGGTGAGTTGACTAAAACGTCGACCGGTGTAGCTCATAAGAATACCAGCTATGCTGATGGCGGAGATGACGATGTTGCTCCTAAAAGCGGTAAAGGCAAGACTCATGCTAAAGGTGAAACAGCGGCTGAAAAGAAAGACAAAGCTCCAGCACAGAAGTTTTCTCCTAAGAGTGCAGGAACTAGCGGCATGAAGGACGGAGTCAAGTTTGACAACAGAAAGAAAGAGTCTATCGGTGAAGCCAGTGAAGCACAGAAAGCTGCTCGTGAAAAGTTTATGAGCATGGTCAAAGGTAAAAAATCTAAGAAAGATACAGAAGTCAAAGAAGGCACAGAAAGTATGCCGTCCAAAGCGCACATTGCTAAAATGTGCAAAGATGGAAAAACCACAGCAGAAATTTGCAAGATGCACCCAGACTGTGACCAATCTAAATTAAAAGAAATGATTAAAGATTGTAAAAGCATGCAAGTCAAAGAAGGTGCTAAACCTGATTTCTTAGATGTAGATAAAGACGGTGACAAGAAAGAGCCAATGAAGAAAGCTGTTGCTGACAAGAAAAAAGGTGCAGCTCCCAAGAAAGGCGTTAATCCTTTTGCTAAGAAAAAGACTGTTAAAGAATCAATTGAAACAAAATTATCTTTTAAACAGATGGTACAATTAGTTCAAGAAAGTGGCGGACAACAACAGATTGATGCTGTAGATAAAGTATTGTTTACTTGGGCTGAACGTGTTGCTAAAGCCAAACTGGGCGAAGGTATGAAAGCAGAAGTGTTTGCTGGATTAATCTATGAGCGTAATGGTGGGACATTTGAAATGTACGATGTACTAAGTGAAGCAAGAAAATAATCTAACCAATTACTAATAAAAAGCCAGTTATGTATTGACTGGCTTTTTTTACGACTGTATAATAGTACTTTACAGGAGATATCTATGTCTACAAGAATGTACGGGCCGGAAGAGAAGGCAAAGTTAGAAAGATTAATCAACGAAGGCGGCAATGTGCTGCGTGAGATTGAAGATCTAAGCGAAGGCTTAAAAGAAACTGTCAAAGCAGTTGCAGAAGAACTTCAAATTAAACCATCCATTATCAACAAGGCAATTAAGATTGCACACAAAGACAATTGGAAAGATCACGAACAAGAATGGAACGACGTTGAAATGATTCTCGGGGTTGCCAAACGTTTGCCTGAATGATTGCATTATTCCGTAACACATACAATTGGGCAAGGCACGATTTTCAAGAGTGGCCTTTAAGGTTTTTCTTAGAAATCACTGCTTGGTTCTTGAGTATTGGCTGCGCGGTATGGATGGGTATGACATTGCCTAATCCGCCGTTCCTAATTTTATATCCGTTATTCATTACACAATGCGCTATCTTTGGTTGGTCGGCCTGGACTCGGCGTAGTACAGGCATGGTTGCAAATTATATACTGTTAGTCACTATTGATGCAATAGCATTAATTCGCTTGATAAGTATGTAAGAGAAAGGTTTGATCAGCCAAAAATGATCATACAGGTATTTGTGAGCCTAAAAATTACATAAGGAGAATAATGAGTTACGTAGACGCTTTCTATGACAGAGAGCAGGATATGATTCGTGTTGTTGAACGAAACGACAAAGGTGAACGAATCTTTAAAGAACATCCTGCCCGTCATGTATTTTATTACCCAGATGCCAAGGGTAAATATCAATCCATCAAGGGTGAACCATTAACCCGTGTAAGTTCTAAGAATGTCAAAGAACATCGTAAAGAACTTGCTATCTACAGTGGTAAGAAACTGTATGAATCAGATATCAATCCCATTTATCGTTGTCTAGAAGATAACTATCTTAATCAAGATGCACCTAAGTTAAATGTAGCTTTCTGGGACATTGAGGTAGATTTTGATCCAGAGCGTGGCTATGCAAGTCCAGACGATGCATTTATGCCTATTACTGCGATTGCTATCTATCTACAATGGATGGAAACAATGGTATGCTTGGCCATTCCTCCTAAGACCCTGTCTATGGAAGAAGCCAAACGAGCTGTTGAAGAATTCCCCAATACTATGCTGTTTGATAACGAAGCAGATATGTTAGATACATTCTTAGACCTAATACAAGATGCAGATATTTTAAGTGGCTGGAACAGTGAAGGCTTTGATATGCCTTATACTGTTAATCGCATTATCAAGGTCCTAAGCAAGGAAGACACTCGCAGACTTTGCCTGTGGAATCAATTTCCAAAGAAACGCGAGTACGAAAAGTATGGAAAAGCGGCTGTTACCTATGACCTTATTGGTCGTGTTCATTTGGACAGTCTCGAGTTGTACCGCAAGTATACCTATGAAGAGCGTCACACATACCGATTAGATGCAATTGGAGAAATGGAGATAGGTGAAAACAAGACTGTATATGAAGGCACACTTGATCAACTGTATAACAATGACTTTAAAACATTCATTGCCTACAACAGACAAGACACTGCACTACTAGACAAACTTGATAAGAAACTAAAATTCTTAGATCTAGCCAACACACTAGCACACGAGTGTACTGTATTGCTACAGACTACAATGGGTGCGGTTGCTGTTACAGAACAAGCTATTGTAAACGAAGCTCACCGACGAGGAATGATAGTTCCTAATCGTGTACAGCGTGAAGAAGGTTTTACTAATCAAGCTGCTGGTGCGTATGTTGCCTATCCCAAAAAAGGTATTCACGAATGGATCGGTTCGTTAGATATTAACTCATTGTATCCTAGTGCAATTCGTGCGTTGAATATGGGTCCTGAGACTATTGTCGGGCAGTTACGTCAAGACGGTACTAAGGACTATATTGCAGCCCAGCTAGGTAAGGGTAAGAGCTTTGCTGCCGCTTGGGAAGGTATGTTTGGTGCTGTTGAATATACCAGTGTAATGAATAAAGAAGTTGGTCGTGAAATTACCATTGACTGGGAGAACGGTGGTAGTGATACACTGTCGGCAGCACAATGTTACGATCTAATCTTTGACAGCAATCAGCCTTGGATGATCTCAGCGAACGGCACTATCTTTACCTATGAAACAGAAGGAATTATTCCTGGACTGTTAAAGCGTTGGTATGCCGACCGTAAAGAGATGCAGGCTAAACTAAAGGAATGTATTGCTGCTGGCAACAAGATTGAAGAAGAATATTGGGACAAGCGACAGTTGGTTAAGAAGATTAACTTGAACAGCTTGTACGGTGCGATTCTTAATCCAGGATGCCGTTTCTTTGATAATCGCATCGGACAATCAACAACACTGACTGGTCGTGCTATTGCACAACACATGGCAGGTAAAGTAAATGAAATTATAACAGGAGAATTTAATCACACAGGTAAGGCAATTATCTATGGTGATAGTGTAACTGGCGATACTATGATTCTTACCAAAGATGGGGATATTACCATAAAACAACTGTTCGATCGATGTTTAGAGCATTCGATAGTGGGCGACAAGGAGTATGGAGTCTTAAGTCCAGATAAGGTAATGGGGTTTAATTCTTTTGAGGATAGTACTGTAATGGCTATCCCGTTGTATGTTATGAGACATAAAACTAAAAAACGTCTTTATCAAATAAACTTACAAAATGGTAAAAGTGTCAAAGTTACAGAAGATCATAGTATTATGGTCGATCGAGACGGATTTTTGATAGAAGTTAGACCAACTGAGATACGCGATACTGATCTGTTTATCTGTCTCAAGAGATAAATATATGGAGATAGGAGAAGCTCCATATGATTATTTGTAAAGAATGTGGATTTGCCGGCAATAGATTACAATGGACTCATTTTAAATATAATTGCTCGGGACGATTCAAAAACGGTAAAGAATATCAGCTAGAATACCCTGGGGAATTGCTTGTTGATCCAAGTTTATCTAAAAAAACCGCAGTTACGTTAGATAACTTAAAAAAGAAATACGGCGATATCGAAGGCGATATTAAGTGGCAAGAGTATAAAAATAAACAAGCATATTCTAATTCATTTGAATACAAAAAAAATAAATTGGGGTGGAGTGAAGATCAATTTACAGAATACAACAAAAGTAGGGCAATAACTTTAAAAAATATGATTGCTGCACACGGAGAAATCAATGGAATAGAAAAATGGGGGGAATATTGTGATCGGCAACGATATACAAATACTAAAAACTACTTTATTGAGAAATATGGCAATGTTGCCGGAACTAACAAATATTTAGAAGTTAACAAACAGAAGGCCTCTAATAATCCTAAATTACTAGCAGAAAAACTTTCTATAACTATAGATCAAGCAGTTGACCTCATATGCAGTAGATCATCATTACGATACAACAGTAATGTAGAAAAAGAGTTTATAAAATTGATCGAATCACAACTCGGACCGCTTGATCATAGCTCGCTAAAATCTCCGTTCGGTAAATGGTGTCACGATTTAGACAAATATGTTGTATATGATATCCAACATAAAGATTGTATAATAGAATTTAACGGAGACTATTGGCATGCTAATCCAGCATTTTATTCCAATAAAGACACGATTCGAGGTAGACCTGTATACGATATCTGGAATGCAGAGTTAAAAAAGATTAACCTAGCTAAGGATTTAGGATACCGAGTTTTAGTAGTTTGGGAAAGCAATTATAATGCCGATAAATTTAAAACTGTAAAGGAAGTGATAAAATGGATATTGAACGAACAATCGTAGAATCAGTAGTGTGTTTAGGAGAGATTGACGACTATGTGTACGACATAAGCATAGATGACCAAGACCCTTTATTTTTTGGTAATGACATACTACTACATAATACAGACTCCTGTTATTTCTCAGCGTATACTACCTTGAGAAAAGAAATCGATGCAGGGCATTTGCCTTGGACTCGAGATAGTGTAATTGAACTTTACGATACCATAGGAGAAGAAGTAAATGCCACATTCCCCAAATTTATGCAAGATGCTTTCCACGTGCCAAAAACACGAGGAGAAGTTATCAAAGCAGGACGAGAAATTGTGGCCTCAAAAGGTCTGTTTATTACTAAGAAGAGATATGCAGTACTCTACTACGACAAAGAAGGCAAGCGAGCAGACAAGGATGGGGCAGGCGGTAAGATCAAGGCCATGGGGCTGGACCTCAAGCGTTCAGATACCCCGGTTGTTATCCAAGACTTCTTGAGCAATGTTCTTACTCGTGTACTGGATGGTGCTGCCAAAGAAGAGGTGTTGGAATACATCACTGAATTCCGCACTGAATTTAAACTTCGTCCTGGCTGGGAGAAAGGTTCGCCTAAACGTGCCAACAACATCTCACAGTATCGCGACAAGGAAAAGAAATCAGGCAAGACCAATATGCCCGGACATGTTCGAGCCAGTCTTAATTGGAATACCCTGAAGCGTATGCATGATGACAAGTACAGCATGAACATCATAGACGGTGGTAAAGTAATTGTTTGTAAAGTAAAAGACAATCCAATGGGGTATACCAGTGTTGCATATCCTGTGGACGAATTGCGATTGCCGCAGTGGTTCAAAGACCTGCCATTCAATGATGGAGAGATGGAAAATGCAGTCATTGATGAAAAGTTGGAAAACTTGATTGGGGTACTAGAATGGAATATCAGCAGCACCCGTAGTGACAATAACTTTAACAAGTTGTTTGACTTTGAGTAAATTGCGGTTGCTTTTTATTCTAAATCTAAATATAATTAAACATAACCGGAGAAATCTAAATGCAAGACCTATTAAAAGACATCGTAAGCCATACACAGAATCTAGGATTCCTGACTACTGTTAAGGTAACAGGCACAGATCAAAATACAACTATCAATGCCATGGCTGATGACCGTAGTGTTATCATGGAAGCA